ATGGCGAGAAAAACACCCCCATTAACCACGGTGCAGATCAAAGCAGCCAGACCAGCGGAAAAGGAATACACCCTACAGGACGGCGGAGGGCTTTTTCTCCTGGTCAAACCGTCCGGATCAAAACTCTGGCGATTTTCCTACTACCGGCCATCGGACAAAAAAAGAATATTGCTGAGTTTTGGATCGCTTGATGATGTTTCCCTGGCTGATGCCAGAAAACGCCGTAGCGAGTACAGAGCGTTAATCAGTGCCGGAACTGACCCGCAGGGCCATGAGAAGAAAAAACGAGAGGCAGAGGCCCGAAGACAAGGGAACACGTTCGAAAATGTGGCGGCGGCATGGTACCAGGTGAAAATCAGCCAGAATCTGGCCCCCAACACGATTAAAGACATCTGGCGATCGCTGGATAAATATGTATTCCCGTTCATCGGCAACACCCCAATAGACACCCTGACCGCTCGCAGGTTCGTTGAGGTGCTTACCCCCATCAAGGAGCGCGGCAACCTGGAAACACTCAAACGGGTTTTACAGCGCGTTAATGAGGTAATGGATTACGCCGCCAACAGTGGGCTGATTGATGCCAATCCGGCTATGAATGTGCGTAAGGCGTTTCCCTCACCTGTAAAAAAACATATGCCAACAATCCGCCCCGAACAGCTGCCCGAGCTTATGCAGGCTTTATCAGTATCGGCAACAGAACGGCAGACCAGATTACTGATTGAATGGCAGTTACTGACCGTAACCCGTCCCGCCGAAGCGTCATCAACGCGGTGGGATGAAATCAACCTGGACGCGAAGCAATGGACGATACCTGCCGGACGCATGAAGATGCGCAGGGATCACGTTATCCCGCTTTCCGGTCAGGCTATGGCGGTGCTGGAGGCCATGAAACCAATCAGCCACCACCGCAATTACGTTTTCCCAAGTCTGAAAGACCCACAGCAGCCGATGAACAGCCAGACAGCTAACGCAGCATTGCGGCGTATGGGATTCGCTGGCGTGCTGGTGTCTCATGGATTACGCGCCATATTCAGCACAGCAGCGAACGAGGAAGGATTCGAGCCGGACGTAATAGAGGCGGCACTTGCCCACGTCGACACCAACGAAGTTAGACGGGCATACAACCGGAGCAACTACATAGAAAAACGCATCGTGCTGATGCGCTGGTGGGGCGAATTTGTCGAGGCTGCGGCGACGGGCGTAACCCTCGCCAGTGGTAAAAGGGGTATCCGAGCCGTGTAGCTGTACAGAAAACCAGTAAAAACTACGAAAACCATGTAAAACCGTCGTATAATTGCATCAAATTTAACGACAAGGCCGTGAAACATGAAACCGTTAAGATGCAAAAAAATATCAGATGCAATTGCGACGGGCTGCAACTGGCCCTGATGGTTCAGCATGAATTTTGGTCAACCTACGATCCGGAGGACAGGACGACGGCCCCATCAAAAAACAGGTAGTAGATTTTCTGGTATCCCGTGGCGCTTCCAGAAATCTGGCGGTAAGTATTGATAAGGTCGTACGTCCGGCATCTATGAAGATCGGAGGCAGGCCCAAAAAATGGCGGTAACAATCCTGGAAGCGGCAGAAATGCCGCTTTTTTTATAATTCCATTTCAAATCATCAATATAAAAAACGGTGTATACCGTTTAAAAACGGTGGGAACTGTTTTTACCCATATCCGATGATTTACCGTATTTGTCACCGGAATACACCGGATTCACAAGGTAAATCACGATGGAAGCAATCAGAAAAATTATCTTTCGCCAGGAAGTAAAAAAAATTATCCACATCAAGGCAGACAGCACGCTGCAAAGCATGATCAACGCCGGAGAATTTCCGCAGGGTTTTCGCGTTGGTTTACGCCGTCGCGGATGGTATGAGGATGATGTGTTGGCCTGGCAGAAAGAACGCGAACAGGAAGCACGCGGAACGGCTGCTTAACGGGTATCACAGATATGACAAACACGAAAAAAGCGGCCCCGATATGGAGCCGCCTTTCTGAACAATTAACCCGCTGCGCCTTATGTGTATATGATCCCAAACATAAGCACGGGGATGATAGCCGCTATCAGGCTGGTGGGCAATGCAATCAGTCTGGTTCAGTTCGTTGCCATACCTGCAATGAGCGCTTTTCCCTGTACTCTTTAAGGAATTGCTCAAGGGCAAAAGCACATGGCGCGAATCTTTCTGATTCATGCTCTATCTTTCTGCGCCGTCTTTTCCGTGCCGGTGATAATGTTTTGGTCAATTCTTTATCGGTCATTGTGTTGTCCTGCATAGCAATGCGCCGTAATACCTTACACCACGGCGCTGATGGTGATTACTCTGGTTCTTTGGCCTTGCGCCGCTGGCGATATTCAACTTCTCGTTTTAATGCCGCAGTAACAAATTGCCCCGTACTTTCGCCAGGCATTTTTACCGCCTCAACATTGTTCATAACTTCATGCGGAACCCTTGCCGCAACGGTTTGTGATTTTGCGTTTACCGCTTTTGTCGCCATGTGGTGTACCCCTCATAAAAACAAATGCAGTATGCAGGAAAAAAATAAGTGTTCAACACTTGACGTGTTTAACACCTGGGTTTAAATTGGTGTTCAACACCTTGTTGGCGCAAGGTGCAGAAACGACGAAACCCGGCAGTGCGCTAACACTAACCGGGCTTCTAACCACCAACGATAGCGAAAGTATCGAGGTAGCTATGAGAAATCATACCACACACCCGCAAGGGCGGGACTCGCACAACCTGAATAAATACATCTGGCGTTTTATCGCCCTGAGCACGGCACAACCGCGCGTGATTACCATTGAGGCCACCAGCGAACAGGAAGCACGCCAGCAATCTCCGGCTGGCTGCGTGATGGTATTTGCTGCCCGTATTCGTCAGGGGGTAGGCTTATGAGCCAGGAAATCACACTACAACAGGCAGCAGAACGCGCCCACCAAATCGAAGTTATTTGCGCACTGGCAGAGGATTACCCTAGCATGATGACCGACAGCGAATCAGGGGCAATCATCGGCTTACTTAAACGCCTTAGCGGTGAGGTCTGCGTATTCCTGAGCGATGAACAGGAAAGAAGAACGCTTATTTCTAACGAAAAAAAATGCGGAGGGGTACATGTGCAATAAAACCACACCGGACGCAGCAGAAGAAGCAATGCAAATACTGATACGTGCGCTCGTTGATGTTACCCACATGGTGGAGATTATGGAGAGAAAATCACAGTCGGAGCACGACAAAAGAAAACTTAAAACAATAAAAATAATTGCCAAAAACTCGCTGATAAAAGTTACAGACATCCTTAATGAGGACATTAAAAGAATAAGGGAGAAAATTTGTGATGCATAAAATCCCTTTTGAAGTATTAATCCACTCTGAAAACGCATTAATTAAAGCACGCGAAATGAATGCGTTGTTAATTAAATTAATTGAAGTGCCGGAAGGTGGCGAAGATCATTCATCATTAATGTTTGCCGCTGTTCAGACATTATTGACACCTGTTATTGATGAACTCAATAAGGCTATGGCAATTCACGAGAATAATAAAGCGCCCCACACCGGAGAATAAAAATAATGAAACTTAAATATTCTGGCTTAACTGCCAGTGGCAAAACTCGCACTAAATTCATGCGCGGTGATATTTACCGCGACCAGTACGGCGGCACGGTAATGATTAAGGGCGTGGAGGAACGGCGCGTAACCTACCGTCGTGAAGGCTACGAATATGATTGCGTGATGCCTGTTTATCAGTTCGATCGTGATTTTTCTCTGGTGCAGGCCGTACCGCGTAACGTGCCCACCAGCAGGGAGAAAGCACGCGCCAATATTCAGGAAATAAAAAAGATGCTTAACGTATTCAGGGGTAAGAAATGAAACTGGCACCGAACGTAAAAAACAACCACGCGGAATAAAACACAAAGACACAGAGGTAATTATTTTCGCGGGTAGTGATGCGTGGTCACATGCAAAACAGTGGCAGGAGCAGGACGGCCCCGCATCCGGCGATAATGTGCCGCCTGTGTGGCTTGGGCCAAATCAGCTTGCCGAACTTGATGCGCTGAAAATTGTTCCGGATGGGAAAAAGCGCGTAAGGCTGTACCAGGCCGGAGAACTGGATTTAGTGGAGACCAAAAAGATTGGTCAGAAGCTGGCGGCGGCAGATATTCAGGACGCAAATTTTTACCCTGATGGTATGCACGGTCAGAAGGTGGAGAACTGGCGCGAATATCTGGCCCGTGAGCGCCAGAATCTTTCTGATGGTCTGGTCATTGAGCTTCCGGTAAAGCAAAAGGCGCAACTTTCGCAGATGGCGGACAGTGAGCGCGCGCAGCTGCTTGCCGATCGCTTTGATGGCGTTTGCGTACATCCTGAAAGTGAAATCGTTCACGTATGGCGCGGCGGGGTATGGTGTCCGGTCAGCACAATGGAACTTAGCCGCGAAATGGTGGCGATCTATTCAGAGCACAGGGCCACTTTCAGCAAGCGCGTAATCAATAACGCCGTGGAAGCGTTAAAAGTTATTGCCGAACCAATGGGCGAGCCGTCCGGCGATTTGCTGCCGTTCGCCAATGGTGCGCTTGACCTGAAAACGGGGGAATTTTCCCCGCACACGCCGGAGAACTGGATCACCACGAACAACGGCATTGAGTACACGCCACCAGCACCAGGGGAGAACATCCGCGATAACGCGCCAAACTTTCATAAATGGCTTAAGCACGCAGCCGGAAAAGACCCGCGCAAGATGATGCGTATATGTGCCGCGCTGTACATGATTATGGCGAACCGGTACGACTGGCAGATGTTTATTGAGGCCACCGGAGACGGCGGGAGCGGTAAAAGTACATTCACGCACATAGCCAGCCTTCTGGCAGGGAAACAGAACACGGTAAGCGCTGAAATGACATCGCTTGATGATGCTGGTGGACGTGCGCAGGTTGTCGGGAGTCGTCTTATCGTCCTGGCTGACCAGCCGAAATATACAGGCGAAGGAACGGGCATCAAGAAAATCACGGGCGGTGACCCCGTGGAAATTAACCCGAAATATGAAAAGCGTTTTACGGCGGTAATCAGGGCGGTGGTGCTGGCGACCAACAACAACCCGATGATATTCACCGAACGGGCCGGAGGTGTGGCACGTCGTCGCGTGATTTTCCGTTTCGACAATATCGTCAGTGAGGCCGAAAAAGACAGGGAGCTACCGGAAAAGATTGCGGCTGAAATCCCTGTCATTATCCGCCGATTGCTGGCGAACTTTACCGACTCTGAGAAAGCACGGGCTTTACTACTGGAACAGCGTGACGGTGATGAAGCACTGGCAATAAAGCAACAGACGGATCCGGTTATTGAGTTTTGCCAGTTCCTGAATTTTCTGGAGGAAGCACGAGGCCTGATGATGGGCGGCGGTGGCGATTCAGTGAAGTACACGACCAGAAACAGCCTTTACCGCGTCTATCTGGCGTTTATGGCGTACGCAGGCAGGAGCAAACCGCTAAACGTAAATGACTTTGGCAAGGCTATGAAGCCTGCCGCAAAAGTTTACGGACATGAATATATTACGCGGAAAGTTAAGGGGGTAACGCAGACTAACGCAATAACAACAGACGAGTGCGACGCGTTTTTATAATTTTTTGTAATTGCTGTCTACCCTGTCTACCTGAGTAAAGAAAAATACATTTAATTCAGTGCATTAAGTTAGGTAGACAGCCTTTTTTTACTGTCTACCCACTATCTACCCTCTCTACCTGATTTTACCTGAATCAGACAGGGAGGTAGACACGGGGTAGATAGTGGATAAAAGCACTCTACCCCGCTGAAAGCCGTGCCATTACTGGCATGAGGGCCACTAAGGTAGATAAGGTAGACAAGGGGAGGCACAACTCAAAACTTTTTAAACGAGGGGGTAAAAATAAATATGCACACTTCAGGGAAATTTAATAAATCACTCAAAAAACGCAGAGACAGAACAGAACCGAAATATCGCGCGTTAGACATGACAGAGCACGCTTTAAAGGTGGCAATCAGAACGATAGACCGCCACGCGGGGGAAGGATACGCGAAAGCACATCCCGAACTGATAAGCGCATTCATGACCACGACGGCGGCAAATTTTGCCACGCTGACAGAGCGGGAGATTGCGGAAGCTGAACAGGTGACAACCATCAACGTTAAAAACGTAGAGGTGGAATCATGACAGCACAGATAGCGGCTTACGGGCGGCTGGTGGACGACCCGCAGGTAAAACAGACCAGCAAGGGCACACCAATGACGCTGGCACGTATGGCGGTATCGTTGCCATGTAGTCAGGCGCAGGATGGGCAGGCTACGTTATGGCTATCGGTGATGGCATTTGGTAAGCAGGCCGACTTCCTGGCTAAACATCAAAAAGGCGACGTTGCCAGCGTATCCGGCACGATGCAGGTCAGCCAGTGGACCGGACAGAACGGGGAAACGCGGCAGGGTTATCAGGTTATTGCAGACAGCGTAATCAGTGCCCGTGCGGCACGTCCTGGCGGGAACAGACGCAAAACCACAGGCACACAGGGTAATCAGCCACCAGCGGGAGGCGATGACCCTTACGGTGATGATATTCCGTTCTGAGGGGGTAAGGATGGTACATGACCGCATAGCGGAGGAACTCGAGGCAAAAGGCTTTTACCGGAGGGCGGCGGCACGATGGGGTGAAGTCATGCAACTGGTGGAGACAGACAAGGAACGGCATCAGGTTACGATGCGACGGCTGGAATGTTCCAGGAAGGCACAGAGGCCACCGGAGCCGCCAACGGAGAACTATGCAGACCTGAGAAATGCAGTAAATCGCACTTACGCAGACATGGGGCTGAGCAAATTAGCAGAGTAGGAATACCAGAACCACACCACACAGCCGGAGCAATCCGGCTTTTTTGCGCCCAAAAAAAGCCCGATAAGGTCAGAGGTGGCTTATCGGGCTTTTGCATATGAGGTTTTTTGGTGCACTGACACACATGATCGGGATAATCATTTCATAATTTGCAATGCAACTCAATATCATTGCACAAAATGCAATCATGATTATAATCATAACTGGATGAACATCCAGTTATGATTTTTTAAGTCAAAGAGGAATTTCTTACTATGGCTGAAGAGAAAAAAGGCGGTGTTTCGGTATACATAAGCCCCGACATCGTGAAGGCGCTCAAGGAACGCCACCAGCAGAACGTAAAAGCAGGCATTGCGGCAGGACTTGATCCGCTGGCGATGGTTGAGCCGTCAACAGGCTGGCAGGTACGCTCCTATTTACGCGCGGCGCTGGGCATAAATCAGACTCATGGGGGTGAATAATGGCAGTCAAAGCAATGGCACTTAACACACACCAGCTTTTCGCGTACCTGAATCGCGAGGATATTGCGGAATTTAAATTTAGTCCGCTGTTTACCGCGCTGTTTTTCCCGAACGTGGCGACATTCAACACACAGGACATCATGTTAGATAACCTGGATATTGAAGAAGTCACTATGTCGGCGTTTTGTTCGCCTATGGTTGGTAGCCAGGTTCAGCGCGATAAAGGGTACGAAACCAGCATTATTCGCCCTGGCTACATGAAGCCAAAACACGAAATCGATCCATTAAAAACAATAATGCGCATGGCTGGAGAAGATCCGGCACAGCTTAACGACCCTACCTACCGCCGTATGCGCCTGATTACTGGCAACATGCGCCGCCAGATAAACGCCATTAAAGCGCGCGTGGAATGGCTGGCGGTAAATGCGGTAACGACCGGAAAAAACATCATTGAGGGCGAAGGCATAGAGCGCTATGAAATCGACTGGAAGATACCGGAAAAAACATCATAGAGCAGGCCGACGGTAAAAAATGGTCAGAGCAGGACAAAGACATACACGACCCAATCTATGACATTGAGCTATACGCAGATCAGGCAGGTTGCCCCGCAAACGTCATGATTATGGGCGTTGATGTATGGCGCATGTTACGCAGCTTTAAAAAATTCCGTGAACTGTACGATCTCTCCCGTGGTTCAGAATCCGCCGCAGAGCTGGCATGTAAAAACCTGGGCGAAGTGGTGAGCTTTAAAGGCTATCTTGGTGATCTGGCCCTTATCGTCTATTCCGGCAAATACACTGACAGCGACGGCACAGAAAAATATTTCCTTGATCCTGATTTGCTGGTCCTGGGCAACACCAACAACAAAGGGCTGGTGGCCTATGGTGCGATTATGGATCAGGAAGCGGTAAGAACAGGCGCAACGCAAAACATGTACTACCCGAAAAACTGGATTGAGGACGGCGATCCGGCGATTGAGTACGTGCAGACGCACAGCGCACCGCAGCCGGTTCCGGCAGATATTCGCAAATTTGTTACCGTCAAAATTGCTTAACGGGGGATTCTATGGACACTCCATACATTGAGTTATTTGCAGGCAGTCAGCAGGTATCCACGACGCTGGTACATTTTGCCGCTGATGCTGGCGTTATTCAGGAATTTACCCCGCTGATGCTGGCGGACAATGGCGAGTTTAAGCCGTGGGATGGTCAGGAATCTGGGAAGGCTGTTTATCTGACCTCGTACCCCGTGGACACGTCAAAGCAGAAATCAGCACAGTGTTACAAGACGGGGATATTTAATATCGCCGCCGTAAACTGGCCTGAGAGCGCCGACACTGACGCGAAAAAATGCGCCGCCTTTGCGGGTTCTGGCGTATCCGTTCAGCCGCTGGCGCGATAAGCAGGGGAAACGATGGCAACGAATGAAAGCATCATGGCGCTACCGCTGGCGAGTAAATTTAAAGCAGAAGCGCGGGCAATGGCTGACAGAGGTTTATCAACCTACGAGGCCGTATATCAACTCAACAAACTGGAAGAGCAGGACAAGCCGCGCGCTGATGCGATTATGGCGCTTCATGAACATAACGACTATCAGCCGCTGTTACGTGCAATGGCAAACGTGCCATGTATTAGCGTCGATAATGCTCGTGAAATCCTGAACATGACCATAGAGCAGGAGCGCCCAAAGGTTGCGCCGGAGCTTACCGCAGCCTTTGAAAACTTTATGGACATGCACAGCCCGAAAGCCGTATCACCCGGCATGGCATACGACGGCAGAAACCAGGGCGATGAAGGCGACGTCGATCGCATACTGAAAACCATCTGACATAAGGCCGGAGAAATCCGGCTTTTTTTACGGGTCCTTTCCGGCATATGGACCCGTTACGGGGCGGCGACCTCGTGGGTTTTCGCTATTTATGACGTTTTTCCGTGAAGGTGACACCACCACCACTTGATTAATATTTAACCATGCAGTTAAGGTAACATTATGATTGATAAAGCTTGTTTTGTAAGTCAGCAGGAAATAGCTGAACATTTCAAGGTTAACAGAACCACTATTCGCGCATGGACCAAACAGGGGATGCCGTATCTTAATGCGGATCGCGGAAAGTCTGGCGGTTATCACATCGGGCATACATTGCTTTGGTCTTCAGGTAAAAGCCGTCTTGAGGCCATCAGATATCACGTAGAAACCAGTGCGCTGGAAAAAATTATGTTTGCCAGGCTGCTTTCATCTGAGCGTGACGAGTACTCCAGTGAAGAAACAGAACATCGATTTGATGAAGGTTTGCAGATTTACGGCTATTCACCGGAAGATGTGAGCAAGGCACGAAATAAAATGGCTGGCTTTCTGGCTGGGTGGCGTCATGCCGTAAGCGTTCGCCGTGCCAGCATGGAGCAATCAGCCGATACAGAACAGTAAAGCCGATAACTTGTTAATCACTCGCAGCAATGCATGTGATTTGTGCACACTTTCGGTTAACTGGTTCGATGTCCGGTTTTAGTGTCTGTTTTTTGCGCATGTCCGGTTCATGGAAAGCATGTTTTTATATTTTTCATATGGTTAACTTGCAGAGAAACCGGACATGGATCCCGAAAAATTTTCATAAATAGTGAAAACGCGCGAGGTCGTCGCCCCGTAACGGGCCATAATTCCAGGAAGGACCCGACGACACCAGACTATCAGAGCGATGGGGGCACAATGACAGAAGCCGAAATACTGGGATTAATCCGCCGTGCTGGTGGAATCAGCCAGCAGACTGACGAACAGGCCACGCAGCCGGACAGCGTGACAGCCGAAAATTATGCGCGTGTTGTTGCTGAGGTGATGCGCCGTGATGGTATCCAGCTTAATGATGTGGATATGCGCAACATACGGATCCGCGTTCTTGAAATGCTGGCCTACCGTCGCCGCGTGCAGACGTACAGGGAAAAAGCAAAAATTACGTACCACTGGAAGAAGCCGGAGCGGTTACGGCGGTAA